CTTTTATATAATCATCATCACCGCTATACTTGTTCTTACCCAATTACCCCGCCTTTACGTGTATGGAATCTACTACTCGTACCAAGCGTCGTCACTTTTCATGTTCTGTGTACACTGGGCCAACACCTATCTCAATTTGCTTGACATCGAGGAGTTGGACTCCAGCATTTGTGACGCTACCTTCCTGGGCTCACGTGATCTTTATCGTGTTGTCTATGGACTTTCCGGGCCTATTGGATGCACTTACTACCGCTGGCTTAACGATATCCCAGAGTATGAGAATGCCTGGGCCGCTTTCCGGTTATTTTGCGCCGGGGCGATCTGTTTCACCATCATTTGCGTCACGATTGTTGCGCTCCGCTGGCAACGCGCTAGACTGCAATACTTTCTTAGTAAAGTACTACGATGGTCGACTTATTATCGAGACGTTTCTAGCGTCGACAGTGCAAGAAACGAGTTTGTCAATCTACCGCTCCCTAGAATTCCAAAACCCAGGTCCCACACCCACCCCACCTCAGCTCAATCCAGAACTACCGGATCTAATTTTATAGAGATCCTTGCTGGAGTCCTTATGAGGGAGGTTTATTCTCTTCAGATGTCCAATACTGATCAGAAGAGAGGATGCGATGGCAGTCGCACCTACCACTGGGCCAAAGATATCATTGCCTCTGCTCGTCAAGACCTTTTGACTGATAGGCATCTCGTTTCTATTGTTGATGTTGATTATTATCTTGACATGCCAAATGTCTTACTCAATTTCCCCAATGTACCTATCTGCCTGTACACCATGATTCCTTCAGCTGCTGTTGGTGTAGACGGAGATGGATCTTTCACTTTTAACAAAGAAGGAGAGATCATCCTGCAAATCTCCGGAGGTGGACGGTATCAGCATAAGTTATGGAACTACTCCCCAGACACGATTGGAATCTCTGACTGGTGGAGTTTGAGAACCTATGCTGTGGAAAAACGCGGTATTTCCGATCACCGCGCAGTCGTTTTGCTCACTCCGACTGCACAATGGAACGGCTTATGGTCAATTTTGCCACGGTTTTTGCTCGCATATACATCCCTACAACGCTTTAACCCTATTAGTGGCAATTATGTCCGACTCGACTGTGTCTCGTCCGGAAAGGTTACTACCTCCGTATCACCAATCGGAACGTCAACCCAAGCTACGGTTGATGCCAAAGTTCTCGATGCTCTCCAACTCAAACAGAAAAACTCTGCTACTGCTGTTGGAGACCACACTGTAAAGAAATTGGCTAACGAGGTGACTGACACTGAGACCCAGGTACTAGTAGATTTTGTGCGCAATTCCACCTCAAAGACTACTGTACCGTATGTTATGCCCATCTGTAATTCAATAATGAAATATACAGTCGGACGCAATACTGATGACCAAGCCACACCTAGTTTACAGGCATTCATGCCCCCCATTGTTGCCGGAACTTATGCTCCGGAGCGCAATTTGTCCAATATGATTGCATCAATTGTGTACAGAGTTCTTCAACCTCAAGCTCAATCAAAACCTCAATTCTCACGTAGATTAGTTAATTACGTCAAGGAGTTTTGTGAGTTCTTCATCTCGAAATGTATCCCTGTTGACAAAGACGAAGTCGCTCGTAGACTAAAGCGTCCATCTCAGCGTAGAATCATGATCCAAGGAGAAGAAGGAGGAGAAGCGGAAGCCTCTGCACGTCAACACAACAAGAGAGAGGGGTATCAACGTGCATCACCCCCGCGGATAATAACAGAGTATGAAGCTACTAATAAATTGGAGTATTCAACGTTTATCTATGCTGCTATGGATTTTATCCATGAATGGCAGACTATGAATAACATTTATTTCTATGCTTTCGGAGACTCTATGACCGCGATCGCATCAGCCGTTGCACAGAAACTTTATCACGCCTTGTTCGCTCTATTATCTGATTTTACTAGTTACGATGGTTACCAAAACGAAGTCACACGCTATTTTGAGCGCCAATTAATGATGGCTATGTTTGATCCAGAGTACCATTCACAACTAATCAACATCATGGGCAAGCAAGTGAAGCTCCCTGTATCAATGAAGTGGAAGGACGAATTCATTTCCTATAACATGGAGTATCAGAGGGGATCCGGATCTATGGAGACCTCTTTTCTCAATACCATGTTGAATGCTTTTGTTCACTACTACGGTTTGAGAATCTCTGGACTTAGTCCTAATGAGTCCATGAGACAATTGGGTATTTATGGTGGAGACGATGGCCTGACCGGGTTACAAACAGAACGGCAGGCAGAGTGCATAGTTCAAGTATGCGAAGAGATGGGACTGGTCATGAAAGTCAATCTCATTGAACGCGGCGCTTTTGGTATCAATTTTCTAGCTCGAGTTTACGGTCCAAACGTTTGGACAGGAGACAACAACTCATGCTGCGATATCAAAAGACAGCTCAGCAAGTTCCATACAACACACGCAGTCGACATTGACCCCCAAGTCAAACTGATAGAGAAAGCACGTTCCTTCTTTTATTCTGATCGCAACACCCCCATCATTGGAGATTTAGCTCGCAGAGTCGTAGAATTGTCCGGAGAGTTTGATTGTACTGACGATCCTCACGGACTTCGCTCTTATGACTCACTTGTACCCGCTGAGAACCAATATCCCAATGTGTTTGATGACTGGATGATGTTACTCGTCGAACAGCAGCTCCCAGAGTTCGACGTTGGGCTCTTTCTAGAACATATCAGATCTGCATCACTTGTAGGCATTCTTACTAATACACCGCTGTGTCACCCAGTACTCCCCATGGAAGCAAAAGTGGATTCTGTTGTTGACGATACTTTGGTGTTAGCTGGAGAAAAACCTGACACATCAAAAGAGATGCAAGCTGTCGAAGCTGGAGTGTTACCACCTCCAATACAGCCTCAATCTGCACCTCCACAACGTCCTAGCAAAGAGACAGCACTGGTTAAACAAAAACAAAAACGCGTGCGCTGGGGAAAGCGTCCTAGTGACAACCCGCCACGTTCACAAACAAAACCACGTGCCATTAAACCTCCTGGAAATCTCAAATTTCACGGTGAGAGCAGGCCCCCGAGGCAACTCACCGATCCAGGACCACCTGTATAACTTCATTTTGGGCGCCATTCCATGGGCGCCCCTCGAATAAACAAATTCGTGGAAAATGGCTAGCAAACAAGCCCTTAATGCAACACTTTCTGCCCTCCCAAGCCTCCTCAAAGCAGGCGCGGGACTGGCAGGAACCATTTCAGCTAATTCAAGACGCAATCGGACGAGGCGAGAACGAGCCGCAAGAGTGCGTGGGATCTGGTCTGTTAAAGCAGCGCGTCGGCGCCAGAACAGAGCCCAAGGACTCCCTCTAACGCAAGCGAGAGTAACACGTTCCAATCGTCCAAATGTAAATTCATCTAACTCCATTGCCTTGAATCATACTGAGCACGTCATCTCAGTGCCCGGTTCACCTAGCTTTAATGCACTACAATTCGACATTATGCCTGATAATTCTGTGCTCTTCCCTTGGGGTGAGCACATGGCCCAAAATTACCGTAAAGCTGTTTTGAAGCATCTGACGCTAACCTATATTCCGGCAGTGTCAGGAACACGCTCAGGTAATGTATTTATGGCCTTATCCCCCGACCCTGAAACAACTCGTCCTCAAAACGCACAACAAATGGAGTGCTTCGGTGACCAAAAATCCGGAGCATTGTGCACACAATTTTCTGTATCTATTAAAGATGTTAATAGTTACAATCGAAATTTTGACCATTTGATAGGAGCCGGATCCACAACAAATGCGCCAGCCAATTATTCTTTTGGCAGGATTTTTGTTGCTTGCGAAGGGTGGGATGGCGATGAACAACAGATTATCGGTAGAGTCAAAGTAACTTATTGCTTTACTCTCAAAGAAGCTAGATTAGAGCTGGATAACAACAAGTCCATTCAATTTGTTGGGTCCTCTGAACTGACTCCAGCTAGCCTGATCGGGAATCGACCTCTCCGATTAGGTCGTGCAATGCACGCTCTAGCCACCAATGTGATCACATTCCGTCATACCGGATGGTATCACATCGGCATCATAGCAACTGGTACTGGTCTAACCTCTGCCGCTGTTGATTATGACATCGAGGATATTTATGGGAATGCAGTCACTCCTCAGGACGCATACATCTTATCGTCCACTGATCAAACCATGTGCGCTTCAACGTGCCGTGTTTTCTTCCCATCTGAAGTGACTCTTGCCCCATCTATCACTGGCACAACTGTCGGAAACGCAATCTTCTCAATCACGCCCTGTGGTGATCCTGAGCATGATTTGCCTATCCTCACTGCAGACTTGTATGCTACCTAAATATGCACCTCATTGTTTTCAGAATGTTCAATCAAATACAAAAACATTCTAAAG